CAGCTCTTCCAGCCGATTGGCGAGTAGAGCGCCGAGAGGTGAAAGCCGATGGCCCGGGGGTCCACGGGCACGGCCGTGGCACGCCATTCCCCGCGCTCCAGCATCGCCGTCTTGTGATGTTCGGCAATGGATGTCTCGCAGCCCGCGCAATGGTAGGCCGCCGTGTCGGGCTGGTCCTTCGCCCAGCGCAGGCGTTCGAATTGCAGCCATTGCATGTGGCCGCAATGCGGGCACGGGACAAAATAGCGCCGCTGATCACTGGCCTCGAACTCCCGCTCGATGCGGGACAACCCCCGGATCGTCGGCGTCGAGACCATGAACACCTTGCGCCGATGCGCGAAGGTGGTGGTGCGCGCCTCGGCCAGCGTGACCGGATCGCCTTCCTCGTCGGCAGATGCCGGATAGGCGTCGACCTCATCGAGAAAGATGTAGCGCGCGGGCATCGAGCGCAGACCGGTGGCCGAGTTCGCCCCGGTGAGCACAAGGATGCCGCCGGGGAACTCCTTGGACAGCATCGAGTTGCCCGCGTCGCGCGACCGGGCTGGCTGCACGCGTTCCTTGAGCGCCGCGCTATCCGCAATCAGCGGGTCGATCCGGCCGCGCGAGCTGCGCTTGGCCATTTCCACCGTCGGCAGCACCGCCAGCATCGGCCCCGGGGCGTGATGGATCACGAACCCGATCCAGTTGTTGCCCGCCTCCGTCGCTCCGACCTGCGCGGCCTTCATGAAGGTGATGCGCTGCGCCGGGTGGCCGGGGCTCAGCGCATCCATGATCTCGCGCAGGTAGGGGGTGCGCGCGGAGCGGTACCGCCCGGGTTCGGCCGAGGCGCGCGACGAAAGCCAGCGATGTTGATCCGCCCATTGCGACACCGTGAAGTCCGGGTCGGTGCGCAGGCCTTTCGCCCAGGCGCGCAGGATATCCTCGGCCCCGTCGAAGGTGAGGTCGAGGTCCGCGGTCAGGTCAGATGTTACCTCCTCATCATTCCAGCGAGACCCGGAGGTCGGCCAGGGCGTCGAGCTGCTCTCGGACATGGGTTTCCAGCACCCTTTGCAGGATCGCGGTCTCGATCGTCACGGGCGTCCCGGATGCACTCTCCATATCTGCGGACAATTGCGCGGCCATCAGCGCCGCCACGCGCGTGGGCCAGGTGACCCAGACGTCGCGTTCCTGGCGCGCGAGGCGAAACACCAGGGTTTCCGCCCGTGCGCGGTCGACCAGCGCGCCCTTCTTGCGCTGGATCGCGAGCTGGCGTTCCTGCGCCTGGTAGACGGTCAGCGCCGTGCGCGCCTTGAGATAGGACGTGCTGTCGCCCGGGCCTGAGGTCGCGCCGCTCTCGCCGGCTGGTCTGCTTGCTGTAGCCCGGCGTTGCTGATCGGGATCGGTCATCCCCGCGCGACGCGCGTCCGAGGCCGCGGCATCGATCGAGCCATCGGCAAAGAGCACCAGCCGCCCGGTCTTGCGCGCCTTCTGCACCGCCCCGCGCGAGAGCCCGGCGTGGGCGGCGTAGGCGCGCTCGCTTAGACCCTCCATGGCGAACAGGAACTCCTCTCGTCCAGTGTCAGCTGGCGACCCGTGTTGTCGTCATGGCCGGCGTGAGTGAACTGGTGCCAGGTGTCGAGCGATCATAAAGCAATCATATTGCTCTGATTCTCCTACACTTTCAGGCCCCGTAGAGCGATTCAGATGACACCAGAACGATGCAACTCACCACGGAGCGACACGATGAACACCCCCGCCGCAAACCTGATCGCCGACTTCCGCGCCACCGCCGGCGAGATCGACACCGCCCTTGCGCCCAGCGCTTGCACGACCCTCGCCGCGCAGAGCTGGATCGTCATCGACGATTTCGGGCCGCTGAGCTTCACCGTCACGCCCGAGGGCGACACGCACCGCGCCACATGCACCGGGCATGGCCGCGCGCACAGGGTCAACCGCTTCACGCGGGCCGATGCCCAGCGCCTCGCTGACGCTTGCAACGCACGCGCCGCCTTCTGGGCCGACGCCGCGCGCGAGGAAGCCGCGACCCTGCGCCGCCACATCGCCACGCTGGAAGCCGCCAGCGCCGCTTGAGCCACACGCGCGGGGCTTGCGGGCCCCGACACCACCCACAAAAGGAGCCACGTCATGACCACGCATCCCATCCTGCCCAGCCGCAACGAAGGCCACGGCTTCTTCGGCACCCTGACCAGCTGCCCACTGCGCGACCGCCGCAGCGCCGAGGTCTGGGCGCTGGCCTCCAACCTGATCGCAGCCGCCATCCGCGCTGACAGTGAAGACGAGATGATCGGCATCCGAGACTTTCTCGACAGCCGCATGGGCCGTCACCTCGCCGACGATGTCATCGGCGCCATGACAGGCTGCGGCATCGATAGCGAAACCGCCCTCAAATCCTCCATCCGCACATGGCAGGACTGGCGCATCAGCTGCCGGACCGAGCGCGAGGAAGGCATTCCTAAGGGACTGCCGTATCTTACCGGCTGGGTTCAGCACTTTACGGTGATCGCCAGCATGGAAGGCGCTGACTGAACCGGGCCGACCCTCAACGGCCAGCCTGCCCATGTGGCGGGCTTGACCCGGTAGAAGGGCGCGTATTCCGCGCTGCCCGACACCACCGGAGGCCCCGATGCCCAAGCTCACCGACACGCAGTCTATTATCCTCAGCCGCGCGGCCACGCGCCCCGGCAATCTGGCCCTGCCGCTGCCCGACGGGCTGCACGGCGCCGCCGCCAAAGTGGCTGTCACCAAGATGATCGAGCGCGGCTGGCTCGAGGAAGTCGACGCCGACATCCGCAAGCGCGAGCCCCTCTGGCGCGAGACCGGCGATGGCCATGGCACCACGCTGATCGCGACCGGCGCCGGGCTTGAGGCCATCGGGATCGAGCCCGTGGTCGCCAAGGCCACCAGCGCGCCACGCAAGGCGCAACCGAACCCCGCGCCAAAGCCCACCACCATCCGGGCGGGCACGAAGCAGGCCCGGATCATTGCGCTACTGCAGCGCCCCGAGGGGGCGTCAATTCGCGAGATTGTCGAGGCGACCGGCTGGCAGCCTCACAGCGCGCGCGGCATGATTTCCGGGGCGCTGAAGAAGAAGCTGGGCCTCGCGATCATCTCCGGAAAAGACGCGAACAGAGGGACTGTCTACAGTCTGGATGCTTGATCGGGATCACGCCTCGTCGAGATCGATCCGATCAGCGACTTCGGGCGCGATCAACCCGGCGTGCAGCGCCAGCAGGATCAGTTTTGCATCAAGCGTGTCACCTTCATCCAGTGCTGTTTCCACCCGATTGTCGATGCGATCTGCGTCCTTCGCGCTGTTGCTATCCGCATATTGCTCATGACCCAGCATGCAATAGGCCAGCAACTGTGATGCTTCGGCAAAAGCAACATCCTGTTTTCTGGCACCAGCATGTTTCTTGTTGAGCTTAATCACGGTCAGCTTGACGGACTCCGGCACAAGAAGCGGATGCACACCGGAGGCCCGGAGCGCATCATCAAGACCTCGTATTGCGGCGGAGGGACCCAGCATGTCGAAAAGGCGAAGCATGGCAGCGTCTCTATCAGGCTTTTGGCGCACTCACATCTCAATTTCGGCATGCTGATGGCGTCAGTATTGCCGCCAGCGCTCGAACAGCCTGCGCAGCGCGAAGCTGCGCAGCAGCGAGATGCCGACAAACAGCGCGCCGATGGAAAGGTTCTCTCCAAGGCTGGGGTGCAGCCCGAACCATGGAAACACGATCAGCTGCGTGACGATTGCAAGACCGTAGCCGACCACCACGTTGGTAACCGACTCGATCAACGACATGGCGCGGGACTGCCTCATGCCGCAAGCCTTTTGGTCTTCAGCGCCGCGAAGCTCTCGCCGGTTTCCGCCAGCACCGCCTCCGCCCCGGTGAAGGATTGCCAGCGCTCGATGGCAACATCGACATAGGCCGGGTTCAACTCGACACCGTAGCAGATCCGCCCCGTGGTCTCGGCTGCGATCAGCGTCGTGCCCGAGCCCATGAAGGGCTCATACACCGCCTGGCCGGTGTTCGAGTTGTTCAGGATCGGACGACGCATGCACTCCACGGGCTTTTGCGTGCCATGCACGGTATCGGCATCCTGATCCCTGTTCGCGATCTGCCACAGCGTCGTCTGCTTGCGATCGCCGGCCCAGTGGCCCTTGGCCTTGGCGCGCACGGCATACCAGCAGGGCTCGTGCTGCCAGTGGTAATCCCCGCGGCTGAGCACCAGCCGGTCCTTGGCCCAGATGATCTGCGAGCGGATGGCGAAGCCCAAGACGGTCAGCGAGTCCGCCACCTCGGCCGCATGTAGTGCACCGTGCCAGACATAGGCGACATCGCCGGGAAACAACGCCCAGGCTTCGCGCCAGTCGGCGCGGTCATCGTTGAGCACCTTGCCGATGCGTTTGGTCTTGGCCGCGCCGGTCGCACCGGCCGCGCCCGCCTGGTTGCGCCAGGCAGGATCATAGGCCACGCCATAGGGTGGGTCGGTGACCATGAGCAGCGGCTTTACATCACCCAGCAGCGCCCCGACCACGTCTGCCGACGTGCTGTCGCCGCAGATCAGCCGATGTGATCCAAGCTGCCAGAGGTCCCCCGGCACAGAGACCGGTGTGACCGGCGCCTCGGGCACGTCGTCCTCACCCTCGACCGGGCCGTCGCCCAGCGCCTCGGGGTCCTGTAGGAGGGCGTCCAGATCCTCGTCGCTGATGCCCAGCAGGGAAAGGTCGAAATCCTCGGCCAGCAGCCCCGCGATCTCGTCGCGCAGCAGAGCCTCGTCCCAGTCACCGAGTTCCGTGAGCTTGTTGTCGGCGATGCGGTAGGCGCGGCGCTCGGCCTCATTCAGATGGCTGAGCCGGATCACCGGCACCTCGGTGAGCCCGAGCATGGTGGCGGCCAGCACCCGGCCGTGGCCCGCGATCAGTTCGCCATCATCGGCCACCATGCAGGGCACGGTCCAGCCGAACTTCGCCATGCTGGCGGCGATCTTCGCAACCTGGTCGTCCCCATGCATCTTGGCATTGCGGGCATAGGGGCGCAGCCGCTCGATCGGCCACGCCTCGATCTCGCCTGGCGCGAAGACAAGGTCCATGGGTATTCTCTACTGTGACGAAAGGCAAAGCAGACGCGCACGCGCGACCGGACCGGTCCGCGGCTGCATCAGGATCTGCGATGTCGGGAAAAGCAAAACGCCCGCGAGGGGTATCCTCCGGGCGCAATTCTTCGATGATGAACTTATGAGTCAAGAGGGGCAGATCTGTCAACAGGCATTATCGGGTGGATTCAATGTGTTCGCGAAGAGCTGGAGTTGCGTGTTGCGCCGCTGGCTTCGGGTGGATTCTAAACTGGCTTCCGCCATGCCACAGGTGGATTTTACTGTTTTTGTCAAGAATCCACCCTGAGAAGCTGATAGACTCCCCCTGTGTCAGGGAAGTTGTCCGCTGCTCTACTTTTCCTCTATTTCTCAGGTGGGCGGGATAGGACGATGATTTGGGATACTCACCAGAACGCAAGGCGGCTGTGCTGAA